TGCGCGTCGAAAATTTTCCATCACGTGTAAATCGTGATTGAAGTAATTGGCCGTATCTTAGCCTCAAGGAGACCTTCAAAGTTCTCCGATTGGTGAAATCGCAAGATTCTCCAATAGTGCATCAGTTACCATGTCGCTTTGCAGCGCACGGTATTCCTGAAGCGTTAGAGGACCTTGTACCTCAGAAAGACGTCTTACGAGGACGTCCGTATGAGGCGCGATGTCCGGTGGTCACCAGGCAGGTAGAATACTACCTGTCATAATCCAAGTGACCAACCCCGACGCCAGGATCAAAGCTGATCCCAGCCCCATCAGTCAGTACCCGTAGGTCTGACACTGGCATCCTAGTAAACGAGGACCGTCTACCAAGACAACAGGTTCATGGGCATTCTCAGGTGTTATACTGGCTAGAAAACCAACCAGTACAACAACAAAAGAAAGTTCAACCAATTGGGTTATGATTCATAAAAGGACACAAAGTCCTTTACGAACATAAGAACCCATTGGGAACCCCTCTTTAGCTTTGACCGTTGCCAACCCTTCTGGTTCTTCCCGGACTAGCGGGGCCTGAGCACTATCTACAGATGCTTTCTCCTTTACAGGAGTGTTAGCCTCTGCCCGATAGTACTCAGCCCACAGTGGTTTAGTCAGATCTTGTCATAACTTGTACACTTCGGAGAAATCTCGGAAAGGTCTCATGACCTCCCGATGTTCCCTCCAGAATTCTTCTGGAATACGCGAAGTGATTAGGTCAGGTTCAAAATAGTACTTAAGTAGATTATTCACTTGATCCGGAATTGGACCAGTTGAATTATCATACATATCTTGAAGAGCCCCAAAGGCAGGGAGATAGATCTCATCAAAATCTATCCCCAGCTTTAGAGCTTCAAGACGTTCTGCTTGAACTTTCCACCTATGTCCATGCTGACTAGACGTTTCGAAGGATTCATCTCAGAAATCAGTTTCCTCTTGAGAGGAAAGGTCAGGGTCTAAGACCCCTTTCCATGAGTATTTAAACTCATCTAATTGAGAGTAATCACCTCGATCTGTACTAACAACATGAATAATAGGATAGACCTTATCCAGGGTTTTATCCACATTATCGAGTGAGTCCTTGTATTTTTCAAATACCGCAAGCATCTTGTCAACCTTAGAGTCGACAAGGCCTCGGCATTGATCTACAAGTCACATTCAATACTGTGGAGAGGGACTATGAAATTCTTTGTAGGACTTCTGCAATAGTCATTCCACATAGGAAGACTTTGCAAAAGGGGAGTTAGGATGTGTTAACCACACCATTAACACCCGGATTCGAGTAGAGAGCTTAAAATAAAGACAATTGAATGCCTTCATTTTAGCCTTATACCCGTATCCAAGGAACGATAGTATCTGATTTAGAGATAGTTCGTACTTACGAACAAACTCACTAACTAAGGACGTACTTACGGAAGTCGCAACACATTCCTTAATAGGAACCATGTTGGCTTGTGTTGTGTCTACGAAAAACTTTTTCGCAAACTCAATTACAAACTTAGACTTCGCAATTATGGACTTAGCTAATCCAGCCTTTACCCCAATTACTTGGAGCAAACGCCGGTACTCAGTTACTACCCGACCATCTACAATGAAGGC